CGCTCAACAGACACCTGAGCACTCAGATCATCTCGTACTCGTCGACGACGCTACAATCGAAGTCATTGCTCATCCTGTGCCACCCGAGGTCAATGATGGTTTAGCACTCATAGACGAAGCAGACATCGAAGTAATTGCTCATCCGTTACCAGAGCATTCAGACAAACTTACACTCACTGATGCAGCAACAATAGAAGTAGTTTCTCCTCCCGTCCCTAATGTTTCAGAACATTTGAGTTTGGTAGACAACGCTGAGATAGAGATCGTCTAACCTTAACAAAACTACTATTTGCTATATAGCGGTATAGAGTTTAGAATATCAGGTTTAAGGGAGGACGAACTTGAACGAACTACGTAATGTAAATAAGCAAGAGCTGTCAAAAGAGCGTAAGATAGACAAAGAAGACGAGTGGTGTTTAGTAGAAACACGTATTGTGACTGTTAACCTGGAACGCAAAGAACGGGTTAACAGACCTGTTCTTGGCCCTCGTTGCATTCCCTTCGTTATATAAGAAAGGAGACAACATGCTGAAACTTAAGTCTGTCGCTTTTACAAATGCTTGCTACAGGTGCGAATGTGGCAAACAGCTCTTACAACCCATAGGCAAACCTATACAGCAGACTCATTGCGTTCAATGCGGAGCAGAGTTTACTGAGGACAACAGACGACTCGTAGTAGCAGAAGCAATAACGTCAAGAGAAAATAACAATGACTACTTAGTAGGTTTAAGGGCTAAGTTCGAAGCATTGCAGCCCAGCGGTGTAATAATGAAACACTTTAAATAAGGAGGACAACACATGTTACTATCAGAGTTTATCTCTAAGCTTAAGTTGGCGCATGACGTGCCTAACTACTACAACAATCATTTTCCGAAGAACTGCGGTTATTACGACGGCTCTAAGTTTTCGTTTGACTGCTGGAATCTGATTAAGGCTATCCTTGGTGGATGGACAGACAACAGAACAGTAGGATACTACGTTCAGCCTAAAGACTTTCCTACAGGAGATGTAGACGGCTATCATCTGCTTATGCAGTGTACAAACAGATCAAAGGACTTCTCGAAGCTTAAGCAACCTGGCACATACTTGTACTTATCAACATCACCTCATGCAGGTGTATACGTTGGTGACTTTCAGTACCAGGGCGAAACGTTTAATGTCATCGAATGCACCGGTGCTTGGGAAGGAAAAGTACAGTATACGTACGTAGACGAGAAAGGCGGACGCTACCTCTACAAGAACGGTCCTAAGAATCAGTATTCATGGACTGACTATGGTCTACTGCCTTACGTTGAGTATGATGCAGCACCAGTTCCTACACCTACTCCTGCACCTCAGCCTACAATATACAAAGATGACAAGTTCGTCTGGGATAGACTGAATGCAGTCATCAAAAATGACTACGGCGTAGCAGGACTTATGGGCAACCTTCAGGCTGAAAGTGGTGTCAGAAGCAACAACCTTGAGAACGGCTATGAAAAGAAGCTCGGCATGTCAGATGAAGTTTATACAACCGCTGTTGACAACGGTTCGTATACTAACTTTGTTAAAGATCAGGCAGGCTACGGTTTAGCGCAGTGGACATACTGGTCAAGAAAGCAGAACCTGCTTAACTTTGCAAAAGCAAAGAATGCTAGCATAGCAGACTTAGCAATGCAGGTTGACTTCTTACTTAACGAACTCAGCACATCTTACAAAGGTGTACTGACACAGCTGCAGACAAGCACAAGTGTACAGCAGGCTAGTGATGTTGTACTTACTCAGTTTGAAAGACCTAAGAATCAGAGCGACGCTGCAAAACAGTCTAGAGCAGCACTCGGTATGAGTTTCTACAACAAGTATGCAGGAGCAACGCCAGCACCTGAACCTCAGCCAGCCCCTGAACCGGCACCTGCTCCTAAACCTGCATTAGCTTACAACGTAGACGACATCGTTTACTTTAAGGGTGGCCCTGAATACACTTCAGCAAATGCAACACAGGCTGCAGCAGCTTGTCAGGCATCTCTTGCAAAAGTTACCAACGTATACAATGGTAAGCATCCTTATCACTTAAGAAGAATCAATCCTGCTGGTCAGTTTATTGGCGGTGGAGTATACGGATGGACAGATGCTGAGAACATAACATCATAATCAAAGGAGGTTATTACATGTCAATTCGTGGATACGTAACAGTAGAACATAGAGATAAGAATGGCTTACTTAAGCATCACATAAGCAAGCATAATACAATCACAGAGCTGGGAAAGTCCTCAGCTCTGTTCTTCGGTACAAGCGCTTTAGCAGCAACATCATTCTCTACACCAAAAACAAAGACAGGCTATCCACAGCCAAGTAAGTACATGATGGGTGATTATGTCAGTATGATAGGTGCTGTACCACAGAAGACAGACACAGTAGAATGTTTGCTACTTTCAGACACAGCAGCAAGCATAGCAGCAAAAGACAATCCTGAACTGTTCAATCCGTCTCCTACCAATATCATTGGCTTTGCAAACAGCAAAGTTGCAGGTGATACATTATCAACAGGTGAAGGAATAAGAACAGACGCTAATGTTGACATACTTGGCAGTAAAGTAGTACTTAAGTACTCATGGGAAAATGGACTTACTGGTGATGTAAATACAATTGGTATGAGATTACCGCTAATAACTATACTTCATAACATTACTAACTTTTTCAATACATCATACCACTACATTCCTCAGAAGCAGAACGGTGTGCCTGTACATGCTATAGCAGCTGGTGGCGCGTCATACAACAGACTTCTTGACCTTGATACACTGAGTTTGTCAGACTTTACACCTGCTGGTAGCTTTGACAACGTAGTTGCTATTTGTACCCTTGAGTATAATGGTTACACCGTAGAGATGATAACTAATAAGCTCAGAGTAACAAACAACAGTAACAGTGTCACATACGAAGAGACATGGACAGGCATAAGAGGTTTATTTGTACGTAACAATAACTTATATGCATACGTTGTATCAGGAGGATCTGGAACACTATATAAGCTGACACTTACAGATAGTCAGACAGCTTCAACAGCTATTTCTGATATTTCATCAGTTCTTAATAGTGAGTGGCAGACAGTTGTAAGTAATTTGCAATCATATCTTTGTGGTCTTGCAGACGGGTCATTTTTATTTGCACAATACAAGAGTGATTCAGGAAGCAACTGGCTTTACTTTGTACCAGATACAGCAGCCTCAACAAAGTACTTTGTATATAGTGGGTTAAGTGCAGTTACTGCGTTCACTACATACTGTGGTAATGTCATATTTGAATCACTTAACAAAATAATACCTGCAGGTCAGTTCGGCACATTCTACAGTTACTTTGATCTTGAACAAACATGGACAATAGAAGCAACAGATACTGTAAAAGTTACATACATTTATGACTTAACGGAGGTCGCATAATGAGGGACAGGATTTCAGTCATTGGTGAGATCAAAGTAGAACTCATCAAGAAACACGGTGTTAGACATGTAAGAGAAGAAAACCTCGTAACAGGGTTTGGCAGATCAGCAATAGCTGCAAGCGGTTTAGCAACTATTTTCACTGATGTAAACCAAAACAAAATAACATATGGACCAGTCGTAAATCCCGATCTTTCTGTTTCACCCTCAACTTATTATCCTCTTTATCAGAGAGGAACACCTAATGGTAAGGTTGTTAACTTACTGCTAAATCAACCAACACTTCAGCCAGGGCAGGGCATATATAAGCCTGGTAGCGAACTTGTAGCATTTGCTTATGCTGCATCTGCTACAGTAGCAAATGAGGGAACAACAGCAGAGCTTAAAGATGGTACATCAATGAAGAAGCGCTTAACACGTAGGTTTGCATATGGTTCAAGCATTACAGGTACTTTTGACACCATAGCAACAAGTTTAGTAACACCTACAGGCAATGTCGGTTATTTAGCTGATATATCACACTATATTGATCCTGTAAAGACAGTAGTAGATATAAGTGTACGCTACATTAAATCTGGAAAACTGCAGCTTTTAATGAGTGACAATTCAGTACTTGATTATGACTTAACAACAGGCATATATGCACCAAGTGCTGAAGCATTCCCAGTAGTGCATGCAAATGACAACTTCCTTGTATCAATGACGGAGATAGGTGACTACGTATATGAGATAAGAGGGTTTAGAGCAAGTTCTTCAAGTCTAAAGATATATGGCTATGATAGCACCGGTACAAATGTTTACACATCGGGTACAATAAGTAATTTGTATGGCTATTCGTTTAGTTTATATTATAGCAGCACAACCAATAAATACTACATAACCAGTGCAAATACTTCAGACGAGCTTGTATTAAATTCTGCTGGACTAATAACTGCTATAACTACTACATCCGACACAGTTACTAATCCTTCGCCTGCTAGACTACTTTGTGGCAAAAAAGAGGACAATATATATATTGGCGCTAACTATATATACAGCAATATCACAGATGGTACAGGTAGTAGATACTCTTCACCTGTAACGCCAGTATTTATGTATAATGGTCGTATGTTCTCAGCTCAGCTTACTGAGATAGGTAATCTAATATCTTATCATACATTCAGTGTTCCGTTTATAAAAGACGCCGGCGATGTATTGTATGTAAGCTACAGCTACTTTATTGACTAATACGTTTAATGCTAAACAACATATAAGTAGCAGAAGGGAGAAAAGTAGAAATAGCATTACGTATAGTAAAAAATGAGACATACAAGTGGCAAAAATAACCAACTAATTTAAAAATTAAAATCCGTTGTGTATTCTCAGATGAGAAAATATTATTTTTGTAGCACTATATAAAAAGCACAACAGGCGTAGAAGTCGATAATTACGATACAAAGAGCAGACTAATAATCTGCTCTTTTACTTTACGTAGGTTTATTGTATTTCTTATGCAAAATTACGTATTGTTATATAGCTGCATAAATAAAAATAAATTTCAAAGAAAATAATGATAGGAACAACGCAAAGTCGAAATAACAACCTATACAAAACTACGTGTATCTATATAGTGTCATAAATAAAATAAAAATTTCAAAGTTAATAAAATAAATAAAACATATTAAACGAATTAAACGACAGTAAACGAAATCAAATAACATTGAACGAAGCAAATAAACATAAGATAATAAATAAGATAAACGTAATACAAAGAACAACCGCTAGACAAATGAACTACTTGAAGAAATTACGTATTGATATTAAGGGTTGTAAATTAAAATAAATCTGAAAAAAATTCTTAATGAATTTATTCAGAGAAACACATTAACTGACCCGCAATATTTACGGGTCCAACAGAAAGGACAACACTATGAGAACTATTGAGTACATCATTAGAGACGGCAACTTCTGGAAGAACATGAAGGACCTTATGAATGCTGAGTATGCGCTTGCATATGCAGCAATTGCAGCAGTAACTAACTGTGCAATCGCACTTTATGTATGGTTATAAGGAGGCAAACATACATGACCACGTACCAGATATTAGATATGCTCACAGATGAGTTTAATAAAACAGCTAAGAACATTGAAAACCTCTGTGACAAAATCAAAGAACTTCAGTCGTTTGAAGAGCCTGACTGCAAAGCAATATTAATAGCAGGTCATGAGCTTGAGAACAACCGCTATAAGTTATATAGCATCGCAAACTTAATTACAATCTACTCTAAGGAGGTTTAACATGGCAGCTAAAAGAAAGTTTACAAGTGTAGAAGAAGAACTCAAATTTAACCTAGACTTTACACGTCGCAACTCAGACCTCTCTGATGAAGAGAGAGCACAACTCTACATTGATTGCTACGGCGACGATGAGGACGAGAAGAACGACGACGAGTTCGGTTTTCTCGGCTATAGCACTGAAGACTAACACCCACTATATGGAGGATAACATTATGAGAAAACACTTTTCATATTTCTTACAGTTCAGCAACACTCATGAAGATGCATCACCTTACACCTTATCTAAGGTTAGAAACGCTTGCTTCGTAGCAGACATGATAGGTGAGACACTTCAGAAGGTTTGGCTTCGCAGGGACGGAGATAACTACTCATTCAGTTCAGCAAGAGTTGTCTACTCACTGTTACCTCGTGAAGGCTGGGTAGAAGGTCGTATGATTCATGACTCAAGACGCATTAAGATGATTATTTCTGATGGTAATCACATCTACTCCTATCCAATGAGAAGCATCTCTAATGTAAGAGACTACAACGGTGTTGATAACACTGGCGTGCTTCAGGCAACAGGCACAAAGCTTCCTTCAAGATCAGCCGGCAACTATGACAACAATGGCGAGCTGATGCATAGAGACTCACGTGATGGCTTCCACGTTTACCCTGAAGAGATGACACAGTACAACTGTGGCAGCAATACTGCAGATGGCAGTATCACTCCTTACACTTATCAATTCCAGCTTCTTATGTGGGATGAAGAAGCGTTTAGGCAGTGGTCAGACATGTGCAAAGATTTTACAATTGTCGAGGCAGTTGTAAATCACATGAACAATGACAAGAGAGACAACACTGTTGAGAATCTTGAACTCACTACTAATGCAAAGAACCTTCTTCATGGTGCAATAGTACATGAGATCGCAAGAATTTATCCTGAAGTTACATATACTTATACATCTATCTGTGGTAAGAAGTATAAGCAGAACGTAGGACTTAACTTCAGACTTAGTATAGAAAACGCAGCATCAGTTAATAGTAGCATAGAGTCGGCAATTACAAGACTCCTCGTAAATCTTGGGGTACTCCATACCGAAGCACAGGCAGAGAGTGATGCAAACCTACAACTGCTTACAGAAGCATGCGACGCATGAGGAAGTGAGGTACAGTATGACAGATAAAAACAACTTTAATTTAAAAAAATTCATCGAGAACATAGACGAGAACAAGCAGCATTCATAGACAATGCACTTAACAACCTTCCAAAACAAATAGACAGCATAAAAGCAGAGAACGCTATTCTCACAGAAGAACTAACAAAAATTAAGGAGGTAACAGAAGATGAACAGACAGTATCAAACTGACCAACCTTGTGGTCAAGAGTATCAGACGTACAAGGAAGACTTTGATCGTAGCCTTGCAGAGTTTAACAGCATTGGTGAACAGCTCAAAGACCCAGCGCTAAAGAACAAGCAAACGCTAATTGATCGTCGTGAAGTACTCAAAGTTCATATGGGTCACTTAGCAGACAAGTTAGCATTACTTATGGGCAAATAAACAAACATTCAACATAGCTTACTTACTTTTCTACCATACTATTCCTTTCTTTTGAAAGAGCTCACGTATCTACTGCCATTGGTACGTTGAGCTCTTTCAGCTTTACCTTAAAAGACTTACTGCTTATTATATATACATTGAAATTTAAGATAAGTATTATATATCGTATGTGAGCATGTGCGAGACGACGATCACCGGCAGCCAGTAGCGTGAGACAGAAGAGGAAGACAGACGAGCTATGTGTTATATAGCATATAACAAGAGTCCAGCCTCGTCCTAATAGTACGTACAACGTATTGCCTTAACATGTCGTATTAAAAACTTGCTAGTGTTTGGTTTATTGTCTTTTATGTTATTTTCTTTCTGCCTCAGTTTCTTCTTTGTTTCTGGGACGTAAGTTAAGATAGATGTGGAGTAATGAAGAGTGAGACCAGACGAGATTAGTGCTGCAATGAAATTAATAAACGATGACTACTACTTCCTTGATTCGCTGTACTACAGACGACCTGAGCATGACAAGCAGGACAAGGGAGAGATATACAGGCTTTGGAATGACAAACGTATGAAGTTGCATTACTGGCAGATAGGCAAGATGCTACGTTTATCAGATGATGAAGTCGCAATAGTATTATTGATCTGGAACATAGACCCATATGAACGTGAGGATGAATATTCAACAACTCTTAAGAAATATTCATCTCGCCTTATGTTATTTGACGGAGCAGATGTAATAAGAGAGACACTGCATAATAATAAGATGCATCGTGACGAAGCATATAAGAGCATTGGTGTAACGCAAGGCAGACATAGAGGAATATATGATGGGACAACCCTGCCAACACGCCAAGAAATAATGGCTTACAGCAACGCTCTTGGAATAGACATAGAGCTGTGGAGCAGGCTGTCATCAGATGTTTATCAAATACTTAATGATAAAATACCGTACTTTGATAGCATGGACGCAATGTTCAAAGCAGAAGACATAGGAGAGTATGACAAGACTCTTCTCATTCGTTATCATATAGTGTTTAATAGGCTACGTCTTGGTCTTAGTACACGAGCACTGGCAGAAAGATTAAGCATCTGTGAAGAAAAAGTAAGAGCGTTCGAAACATGTATGGACCATCCTACTGCTGAAGAAGCATATAGAATATGCATGGCGCTTGGATTAGAACAGCCTGCCGACGTTTATGCTGCTAGGTTCTATCCGGCTAACTACTTATACATGATAGGTAAACAGGTAGAACGCGCAAAGTTCTTAACACGTAAGAGATACAAACAGTGTACTCGTGCATTAGAGGCAGGCAGAATAAATGATGACGTAGCAAAGATATTACAGCAGCAGATAGAGAAAGCAAACAACTACGCTGCTGGAATGAATAACGGAGGTTTGAACTATGGCGAACTCACAGAAGCCGAACAACCGCTATAAGAAAATGAGGAAAGCACAGGGCAGGGACGTTACAGAACAGGCTGCCTTTACTTGTCCTCTTATAGAAAAAGCAAAGGCGCTTAGTCTATTTAATAAGCTCATTAACATAGTAAGAGCAATGCGCTTTAGAAATGCAACGAACAAGGAAATAGTAGAAGCACTTAACAAAGCATTCTTTTGGACAGGCGAGGAACTGACAGAAGAACTGTTCGTTAAGAGTTTACCTGTCTATAAAGAACTAGCAGCTGCTTATTGCTATGGTCGCGATGAGAGCATAGGCATGCTAGCAGCATACATCTCAGATACGATAACACAGAGCGAGAAGAATGAGAAGACAGCTAGACTGGCGCTTGACTACTTAAAAGAGATTGACAGCGGTACAGTGATAATGGCGAAGTCAGCACCAGAGCAAATACAGCTTACCACTACTACTGAAACACTCATGGGTATCATGGGAGCACTTAACAATATAAATGAACCCGATGCACCTGATGAATCAGACTTAGAGTTCAAGGACGAACAGGCAGCAGAAAGTGAAGATGACGTAAATGACGAAGAATAACAGTGAATACAGTCAACGTCAATTATATACGATAAAGACATTCGGTAAAGAAGAGATGCTTAGCGAGCAAGGCATGGCGCTACACTGCGGATGTGTCGGCTGTGGAAAGACACGAGCGTTATGTGAGGCATTTGGTCTTTACTGTTTAACCTTGTCACAGCTCAATTATTCTGGTCTTAACTTCATGCTATTAGGAAAGACACAGGGCAGTGTTAAGAAGAACATGTGTAATGTGTTTGCTGAACTGTTTGGTAAAGAATTCAAGTACGACCGTTCAGTATGTAATGACGGTATAACGAAGGACGCAGTACTGTTTGGAATGAACCTCTTCATTGTAGGGTTGAATGACAGCACGGCAGAGACGAAGATACGTGGTCTTTCAAATATAACTGGCATATTACATGACGAAGCAGTGACATGCAAGGAAGATCAGTTTCAGCTTATTCTTTCTCGTCTACGTGGTGGTAAAGAACTACCACCTGGCTATGTTAACAACTGGTATATAGGAAGCACAAACCCCGACAGTCCTGGTCACTTCTTACTTAAATACGTAGCAGACGGTACAATAAAGCTAATACAGTGGTATGCATCAGAAGTACGTTGGCACGGATTTAAGAAACTACTCGAGAGAAACAAAAGACTGTATAAGAGGAACAAACCACTCTGGGATAGATTCATACTTGGTAAGTGGACTGGCTCCGACACCTTAGTTTATCAGTCATTCAGAGCCAACATACATATACTTGAAAATCAAGAAGCAGATTTAAAAGCATTTAAGCGTGTCTTTGTATCGTGTGACTATGGTTCAGACCACCCTACCGCTATATTGTTAATAGCATATACGTATGATAAACAATATGTTGTATTACAGGAATGGAAGAGCACAAGAACAGCACCTTCAGACATTGCTTCTACTATCGCAGGCATACTTGATATGATAATGCATAAAACAGGAAATAGAAACATACCTGTATATGTGGACCCAGCAGCTGCAGCATTGAAGGACGAACTGAGAAAGATAGGCATCACGCCTATAAATGCAAAGAACGGACATGCAGAAGGAATAGGATACGTAGAGAGTTTGTTTGCTCTTGACCTTCTGTACATACTTGCTGAATGCACTAACTTAATACATGAATTGTTCACGTACAGCTATAAGCCGGGCGGCAAGGGTGAAGTAATAAAATTGGGCGACGACTTTGCAGACGCATTAAGATATGGTGTATATACCGACCATAAAGCACATGACGGTGTATAATATAAAGTACCACATATAACTCGAAAGGAGAACAGTAATGACTAAAGAAGATTTAAGTATTCTTGGGTTAGTACAGCAGGAAGAAAAGAACTACAGTGCTTTTTCTGTTGATCTCAAGGTATGGAAAGACGGCATACCGTTTAAACCCGGCGATGAGTTTCCTACTAAGGAGATGAAGGACAGGGCAAATACGAACAAGACGTTTGGAATGCTTGCATCTAGCAAACTTGGTCCTGTCATTCCTCGCTTTATTAACGACATGCCAGACCTCAGCACGTTCGAAGTAGCAAAGGCACAGAGCATAAATTCAGGCTTGCCACTCTTTGGTATTATACTCTCTGCATATGTATCACTCATTCGTCCTAGCTTTAAAGGCGTAACAGTTAATGGGCACGACAGACCTGACATATGGGAGGGCATGGAGATATACCTTGAGAACATCATCAAGAACATGTTCACATGCTGCGACAGAGCAACACTTGTAAGAAAGCACAACGATCGTGTAGATATCTCAGTTTATACTGATAAGAACATTGTGCTCTTCCGTACAAAGGAAGATGAGCGCGTCGTAACAATCACTAATGTCGTTAGTGATGAAAATGGCAAACGTCTTGAGTGTATCTCATACATGCCTGATGGAAAGTGCATCAAAGATGTGTTTAAGTACAGCGGTAATAGGATTGGAAAGCACATCACTGACAATGAGATCATCGATGAAGGTAGATACATCTACTTTGCAAAGAACGGAGAGAACAACGCTGACTACGGTGATCCTGAACTTCTTAAGACAGTACCTGCAGCTCTTGGCGTTATTGAAGCATACAAGACATATCTCAGATGTACAATGCAAGCAAAGGAAGAGATAAAACAGTTACCTTCCGGTGCATTACGTAAGGATCCTGTAACAGGCATGACAAGTTACATTGCTAACGGCGTCATTACTTACAATGAGAACAACCCGGACATTAAGACTGACATCAACCTTATTCGTTCTAACATCAACTTTGATGGCATAATAAAGACGCTTGAACAGGCATGGAAAGAGCTGTCGAACGCTTCAAGACTTTCTGGCGTCATTCTCGGATATGAGCGCATCAGCGGTAATGCTTCAGGACGTTTACTTCTCGCATCATGCATCCCTACTGTTAAGGCAGTAGAAGAGTACATTGTTAAGCTTACGCCAGAGATTAAGAGCCTCATCGTAGAAATAGCAAAGTTTAGTGGTGAAGATGTAAGCACATCAGATATAGAGCTTACTATTGAGTCACCTGAACTTACGCTTGCTCAGATACTTGACGGCACTGAATCACTCGAAGCAACAACAGAGGAAAACGGACAGGCAACAGAACAGGTATAACAGCAGTAGCAAGACGTGGTAGAATTATATAAAAACCACGTCTTGCTATATGTAATATGAAAAAATGCAGATATCGAGAGGATTTGAAAACAGATGAACAAAATTCTTAACGACGTTAATAGAAAAACTGCATACTTAAAAAACTTTGACCAGGCTCTTCTGAAGAATGCTAAGCATTTTACTAAATCTGCTGACATTGCAGAGGACAGAGAAGACGTAGATATTGATCTTATAAACAAATTCAGCAAAGCAGAACTGACAGCTGACGACGTTTATACTTTCAAAATCAGAATGTGTGACGGCTTAGCAGATAGAGTAGACGACGAGATGACAAATGACTTCCTCTCCGAGTTTGCTGCTCTCGTAAACGAAAAGAGCATACCACTCCTTAAGGACCACTGCTGGTCTGTAGAATGTCAGTTAGGACGTATCTACAAGGCTGAAGTAGCAGAGGACGAAGAGGGAGTTTCTTTCGTTAAGGGCTATGCTTACGTATTAGCTTCAGATGCAGAGCTTGTAGACAAGATCAAGGCAGGCATATTCAAGGAAGTATCCGTTGCGTTTGACGGAGAAGGCGTTTGCAGTATTTGCGGCGAACCCATGGAAAAAGATTATGACGGCAGAGGGTACTGCAAGAACGGGCATAGAGCAGGAGTAGACGACTGTGTTACATTGTTAACACATTGTAAAGACGTTTATGAACTTAGCTTTGTCTCCGTACCTTGTCAACCTAAGGCCGCTGTAATAAAGAAGTTTAACATATCAGAGCAGACACCGGAACGTCAGGCCAGTGTTCCTACTGATGAAACAAAAACTACAGGAGGAAATAAGATGAAGAAAGGTGTACTTGGACGCCTTAAACTTAAGGCATTCAGTAAGACATTCTGCAAAGCAGCAGAGGACGAACAGCCCTCTGAGCTCATCGACGCTATCGCTGACATTGAGAATGCAGACGAAGACCTCACCGACGAAGACATCGAGAAGCTCGTTACCGAGAATGCTGAACTTAAGCAGAAGAACGAAGAGCTTGAGGCAAAGGTTGCCGAACTCGAGAAGAAGATCGAGGATGCTGAGGCAGAAGCCGATGCAGCAGCTGCAGAAGCAGAACAGGCAGCAGTTGATACCATCGTAGATGCAGAGATCGAAAAGCTCTGTCCTATCAATGCTTCAATCAAAGAGCACATGCTCAGAGATATCGACAAGTCAGCTCTTAAGCTTGTTGACGGACAGGTTGAAGGCTTGACAGAAGCAATCGAAGCTCTTACAAAGTCCTATGAGGGACTCTACGGTAAGAAAGCATCAACAGTTCCTGAATCAAAGGACACCCTTACTCCTAGCACAACTAAGGAGACCAAGCCTGAGGGCTTCAAGAAGGGCATGACCTTTACCAACAAGACCGGTGCTACTCCCTCTGAACAGCCTAAGAACGCTGTAAAGAAGGGATTCACATTCAACTAAACTAACAGGAGGAAAGTATAATGTCTAATGTTTATGACGCTATGTACAACTACGCCAAGATTGCTCATAGTGCTCTCTACCACGGATGCAAGACAGCTATTCTTTGCAATCCCGAGAAGATGAAGTACGAGCTTAACGGCATCACCAAGATCAGAGAGTATGCAGCTCCTAAGCTTGGTAACTACAGCAAGTCCAATGGATGGGCAGGATCCGGTTCTAAGGGTGACATTACCCTTAAGTGGACCACATATCAGGCAACCCATGACAGAGCATCCGTCATCACTGTTGACGCTATTGACGAGCTCAACAACTGTGGTGGTGACATGACCCCTTCAATCGATCTTCTCAACGAGAACATGCTCAATCAGCATGCAGCAGCTGAGATCGATGCAGCTAACATTGCATCATTTTTCTCACAGCTTCCTTCAGGAAATAAGCTCGTTGTTGGATCAAGTGCTGGCCAGTATCAGGTAGATGCTTCTCATATCATCGAGACTATCAACGCTATCAAGGCTAAGGTATTCGATGCCGGAGCAGCAGGAGAGATCGCTCTCTTCATGGCTTCTGACGTTTATGCAAACTTCACCACAGCTCTTGCTAACAATCACGCTCTCGGAAATGCAGCTGTCATTCAGCAGGTTATGACCGTAGGCGAAGAGATCGATGGCGAGAACGAAGGTGAGAAGCAGACCATCGAGGTTAGCCTCGAGGTTACCAAGTACGACAACATGTTTATCATCGAGATGCCTACCGACAGAATGTACTCCAAGATCGTCATGCTCGACGGTCAGACAGCCGGTCAGACAGAAGGTGGTTACGTAGTAGACGATGATGGCGGAGCAGTCGATGTTAAGCTCTTCTTCGTACCTCTTGCAGCTGGCTTCACCAGCACCAGATACATCGTTGACAACTTCCTTATCCCTGCAATGGCTCTCGACAGAGACGCTAACGTTGAGCTCGGATACACCCAGAACAAGGTATTCGGACCTGTTCAGATCAGCAAGGCAGGAGTAAACCAGAAGGCAAACGCTTGGGAGTACGACGCTCGTATCCTCTACGGTGGTGAGCTCTTCGATAACCGCAAGCAGACTGCTTTCGCTCTGAGTGCAGCGCGTTCCTGACTCCGCCGGAGCCACAGACTGAGACAATAAGCGTTACGATCGGAACCCCTGAGTCAGTAGCGATTACAGGACAGACCGATCGTAACGTAAGTAACTACTCTGTAGAAGATACACTCACAGGAAAAGTTACTACAGCACTCAGCCTGAGTAATGACACACTCACAGTGGTGGTTACCGGCGTGTCATCAACCGATACCGACGGCAAACTTTCGGTAGTTTATGAGGGTGACTATCCTGGTCAGAAGGACGTTACAGTAGCTGAGATCGCTTACTCAGTATCTGAACCTGTTACGCCTGATACACCTGATACACCTGGTCAGTAAGTAACTTGTTGAAACAAACTAATAAACACTAAGGACAAAGCCCCGGACATACACTGTTCGGGGCAATACCTTAGGAAACATAAACAAACATATGGAGGAAAGTTTATGGAACAGTTATTTGTAAGGTTATTCAATGAGGCAGAATCTCGCTTCTATCCTGTTGAGAACGTCAATGACATCGACGCAGTACTCAGCAATCCCAATGGACACTTCAAAGTAGAAGAAGTAAACGGTGAGCCTGTTATCTATACAGCTCTCCAGGTTAAAGCTCGCTGCAATGACAAAGTACGTAAGTATAAGTCAAGTGAGATTACTGCAGAGTCTGGCATCCTTGCTAAGATCGCAGCAGCAGCTCAGAGAGCAAGCATCACACCTGAAGTAAAAGTATCAACACTTTCAGAAAATAAAGTACCTGGGGTATTATCCGGAATAACTGGAAAACCCATAGGCACTACAACAAAGAAATAACAACAGTAGAAAGCAAGGAGGACACACTTTATGGCATTAACAGTAGGCGTTGATTCGTATGTAACAATCGAAGAAGCAGACGCGATTATTGCTCAGACATACGTTCACGACGATGCATATCGTGTTAAGTGGGCCTCTCTTACTGCTGAAGATAAGGAAGCATTATTAAGGGCATCAACTGCGGCAATTGATGCCCTTAAATTCGTTGGAACAAAACGTGACTGGGGGCAGAAGTTGCAGTTCCCTCGTATCGCAATGACATCATTTATAGGCGTAAGATACGGCTCAGACGGTTTAAGACCTACTAATCAGTATTACGATACAGGCATTTGGGACTCAGACGCGTGGACAGATGGCGGAATGGCAGCAGTAAAGAAAGCAACAGCAGATAATGCTTTAGTAGCAGCATCTATTGGACAGGAAGTACGTAGTAGCGTAGTGAACGCTATAAAAGGTCTGAAGAGCAAGTCAGTAGGGCCTATCTCTGAATCATATGACAACAATGGGCAGGAGACACGAGCTGCAAAGAGGGGTATCTACAGCCAGCAGGTTTATGCTTATCTTAACTGCTGGTTATCTGACTCCTACTTAAGCTTCTAATAACGTACAGTAGGAGGTAACACTACATGGGTCTATTTGACACCACTTTAAAAGCCACAATACAAGGCTTGAGACACGAGGTAAAAGAGTTGAGTCGGCGCATAGACAAAGTTGAAGACTTCGACAGAACAATTGATGACCATAGCGTTAGGCTTTCGAGGCTCGAAGAAAGCTTTAAGACACTTAACTCTAAGGTCGATACGCTTAGCTCAACGCAGCAGGACGGGTTCAAGCAGGTTAATGACAACTTGAAAGACCTTACTTGCAACTTTAATCGCGTTATAGAAGAAACAAGAGCACACGTTGATAACAACGTTGCTAACGCTCTAAACCGAATGGAAGTTACTATGAGTAGCACTACATCAGAAATAAAAAACGCTGTAGGCGGTTTAACAGACAGAGTGTCAGACTTAGAGCAGAAACCATACGTAGATGCGTACAAGCAGAAGGAAGCACTCGTCAATAAAATTGGCGACATAATTTTTAAGATAGTTATAGCCCTACTCGCAGCTGGTCTCGCAGCTAAGGGCTTTAAACTCATTTAAAAAAAATTTTATTAACAGGAGGAAAACAGTTATGACTACATCTCAGATCGTTACTATCACATTCATTTGCATAGCGCTTGTAATCGCAATTGCAGTCGTTGCATACCTTGTAAAGACACAGAATTACAAGATGCTCTCGCAGATCGCACTTAAGCTTGTCGCTGAAGCTGAAGAGAAGTTCGCTATCGAAGGTCAGAAGACAGGCGACACAAAGTTTGGCTGGGTTGCAAAACAGCTTCTCAACTACATGCCACCTCTTGTAAAAGCATTTATTCCTGCTTCAGCACTTGAAGACATTATTGAAACAGCCGTCAATATTCTTAAAGAACAGCTTGAAAAAGCGACTGGTACTGGTATTGCAGAGAGTGACAGTAAGAGCGAGACAGACAACACTGCTGCTCTCTAACTGTTCGTCCTCCATATAAGGCGCTACTTTCGGGTAGCGTCTTTCCAACATTATAAGCAATCATGTTTACTGTGTTAGAAAGACGCTATGCTATATATAGCTAAATACAGGAGCAAGATAAGTAGGAAGGACATATACATTATGAATTATGAATCATACATGACTATGACTGCTGAACTTACTCCGATGTCTGAAACTATTGACCCAGACACTGGCGTGAGGAAGAAGGGAACGAAGCGCAATATAAAGTGCTTTATCTACGGTAAAACAAAAATGTACCGTAACGTCAACGGAGAGGCAACAGTAAGCGAGCAGACAGCAATAACAATGGAACAGATACACGTCGGAGACCTGATTAACGGCCGTGAAGTAAAATCAGTACAGCAGTACAATGAGTTTGACGGCACAGGTACATTTTATGAGGTTCTCTTATGAGTTTTCTTAAACTTCTATTCACTATATTAGGACAGGGCGAAGCTCATATATCCGTTAGTGAAATGGCTAAGCTGGGCAACATAATTGCTAGCATAGCAGATGAGAGTTTAGGGCAGGATGACACGAAAGCGTTACAGAAGCAAATGGCTGACTGGGCGCGTAAGAATAAGAGTAATACATCAGCATCAACATCAACGCGTAACTTGGTAAACAAGACAGACAAGAGAACACGTGAGATACTTGATGAATACATAGAGCAAACTGCTAAAGCCATTGAACGTGCCTCAGCTGCAGAGATGCAACAGGCGCTTTACGCTGATCGCATAATGCTCAAACTCTTAAAAGAAACTTTCTACATACTGGAAAGTAATCTATATGAGCGTTTAGCTGTCTATACACCCGTAGATACTGGCAATCTCTTAGCTTCTGTCTACGCTAAGCACATCGGCTATTTTGGCATTCAGATAGGATATAACACAGCACAAGCTCCTTATGCTGTATACGTACATGAGGCAAGCAACAACAGACATCCGAACGGCGGTATAGATCAGTTCTTACTTGTTGGGTTTATTGAAGCATGGACACAGACTATGGCATCCGCTATGGAGTTTGCAGCAAGCAACTTGACAGTAGAAGATAAAACATTCTACAGTCAGGTGCTATCGTATATGAACTATGGTATTGACATTTCAAAAGATAACCTGTCGGTAACAATCAGTTTATCACCCAACAGTCCATTAACAAACTTAAATGAGACATTACATACATTAGGTGAGTCAATAAGCATTGATCCTGCAACAGCTCGTGCATCAGCAGAAGAGTTACTTAAGGACTACAAAGAAACACTGCTTAACTATTTAAACGAGTCAGACTTTAGTGTTGAACAGCTTGAGGGTTTAAGTAGGAAGACAAAGAAGAAGATGAGCTTACGTGCTCTTTCAAATGAAGTCGCAGCAGAGAATGAGAAGGACAGTACGAAGTCGCGTAGAGCAAGAATAGACAGACTGCAGAAGACAGCAAAAGGGCTATTCAAGTTTAATCTTGAAGACACTGATAAGATAAACGCTATTAAGGCAGGCTACAACAACAGTAAGACAGCTTACTCAGTAGCAGATGGCACTTCATCTATTGCTCTCTCGCTTCGCATAGCGGCAAGTGATTACTTCTCAGATAAGATTGTTTACCCACTTGTTATTGACAAAGTAGAAAGTCAGATAAGGCGTGAAGAACGCATAGCAAGAGAGCAGGAAGAGTATGACGAGCTATACGGTGATGAGGACTACAGTGACTTAATGGATGAACTACTTGGTGAGCTTGATGACGAACTTGCAGATGAATACAATGCTCTCACTCCAACAAGTACTATCTGACATAATTAAAGGAGAACAAACATGCGAAGCTACGTACTTTACTCAGCTTTGAAGAACTACATAAAAACTAAATGGCCTGAGCAGTACATATCAGCATTTGTTGACTACAACAAAGATAATGATCTCTGCATAAAGACTGCAGACATTACGCCATTAAGATCAATGCTTAATGGCAGAAAGTACAATGGTCGTTTAGCAAGAGTACACTTCACGTTTGTAGCAACTCAGTCGGACGAAGACTTTTGGAAGAACAGAACATTTCTCTACTCTCTCGAAGAATACATGCTCGCTTTACAGAATCAGTACATCGTAACTGAACCAAACTATGCATTTGATGAACATGACGAGATCATACATATAGATGAGCCCACAGCATCAAACAAAGGAATACTCATCGGCATTCGTTCGACAGACCTTATCAAATCAATAGAAGACGCTGGAAAGTCACCTGACGGACGACCAGTGTTTACTATAACACTTTCAGTAACATACTACATAGGAGGAAATAAAGAATGACAGAGGCATTCGTATTATCGAACTTCGATACTCATGTGTTTATCGGTACTTATACTGATAACACTACTGTCCCTTCCTCTGGTACTGAGCTTGAAGACGTCATCAACTTCGGTGGTGGTTCCATCCAGAAGGATAAGAAGACATACAAGACTCTTACCAACGACGGCTGGGATTCGATCGCAATGCTTGGTCAGTCCGTAGATGACATCACTATCAGTCTGATCAGACAGGCTAAGGGTGTTTACACCGACGGCGCTTCAGGCACAGATGCATATACCACTCTTCGTAAGTGGTTTGACAAAGCTAACTCAGCAGCAGCATCTCAGAGCGATCTCTGCAAGAACGTTATTGTAGCAAGAAAACGTCTCAATTCTTCGGATGGCACCGTAGCATATGAAGGACTTATGTACCACGTAACTCCTTCAAACTTCACCGACGGTGACGCTGATCCTGAGAACGGACAGGAGTTCAACGTAACTCTCGCTGTATTCCAGGCACCTGTTCACGTAACCGTTACAAGAACAGAATCACAGGGCACAGTTTCTTGGGCATTTGCTGCAGTATCAACATCGTAAGAACAATAGCATAGGCAATGAGAGCTCAATAATACGTAGAGCGCTCGAAATGACCACATAAAGGTGGACGGTTTAGCGCGAAGTAAGCTGCAGATCGTCCACTTTTCTTTTTATAAAAACTTGGAGGTTGAACAACATATGACTAAAATTAAGCTTGACGCACCCTCATTTTCTCCTAGCTTTTTAAAAGATTGTAGTTCTTTGAGTAAACGCCTGCTTCTGACTTTCAATTTTAGAAGCATTAAATTTTTGCTTGACGCATATGGAATTTCATTTGGACAGCTTAAAATAGGTGCATTTTACAGTCCTAATGGCCCTTACATAGACAAAAGAGAAGCAGTCGTTTATCTTATCAAAGCAGGACTTGTAGGAAGTAAGCAGATCACGTCAGAAACATATGACAAGCTAGATGAGAAGGTAAGGAACATACTTGCTAAATGGCCAAAGCAGGACAAAGACTTGGCTGTACTACATGACTGTTTGATAACACAGTGCAGAGAAAGACATCATTTTTTCATGCCGGCTAAAAAAGACAGCTCAACAGAAGACTTACAGAAACTACTTGAGCTACTTGATATTAAACTGCCGGAAAAGCAGAACACAGCAGATGAAGATCCAATGCAACCTGAGTACTGGGAGAGACTGCAGCGTAATGCAGATAGAGAACTCCGTCTCAATATAAAAGACGCTATAACATATGGCGCGACTATAGAAGAAGCATTAGACATGGACATACGACTACTTACCATGTACGTGCATGCTAAACAGAAAGTATACGAGAATGAACTTAATGACAAGACTATATCTGAAATACGCCTTGCTATAAAGATAGGAGAAACGTTAGCGGGAAGTAAGAAAGTAGCTAACTATAAGAAGATCGACTTAGATATACCCGACGATGAAGAATTTACTTCAGCTGTTGAAAAGCGAAATGCTAGGGTCATTCAGACAGTACTTAACTTATATAAAGATCAGATCGCTGAATTGAAAGCTAAGGGACTCTTATAATAAGGAGAACATACTATGGTAACAAAAGACGAACTTTATGAAAGAAGATATAAGCACATAGCAGAGCAGATGGGCTATATGTCTTCTGGTAATTACTACCATAATCAGGCTATCCGTACTGCTGCTGAAAGTGGTATGACTACAGCACAACGTAGAAAAGATCACGAACGTAGACAGAAAGAATATGAAGCAGGTAGTGCATTTAATCAGCTACCGTATGACAAGAAGATAGCACGTAGACAAGCAAGATCAAATGCTAAAGAAACTATAAAAGAAACAGCTAAGACAGTAGGTGCAACACTTAAACAAAGTGGCGTACTTAAGAAGATGTTTAACCCCATTACTATTGCTGCTACAGCAGCGGCTGCAGCTATTAACTTACTTAGCAAATCTGCTAAACTTGCTGCTAAGCAGGCAGAGCAGTTAGCACTCGCTACAAAAACATCTACTGACAGTTTAAAGAATGCTGAAGCGTATCAACAGCTTAATAGAGCGGCTGCCGAGTCATCAGCTGCATTCGAGAGACTGAAGACTGCTATAGGTACAGGCACATCAAACGTAAAAGAGTTTGGTGCTAAACTTGCTGGAATAGTGGATGATATAGGCGTAAGGGTTGGCTGGGCGCTTGCAAGAATAACACATCCTCTTTCATACACTGACTCCTACAGTGAAGCAAAACAGTCACATACCAATGCTTATGTAAGTGCTGCAAAAGAAGGCTACATAACATCTATTTATCAGACACTACTTGGGCAGGGAGTTGGAGACAAGCAGTCGCAGAGTTTAGCACAGGCAGCATATAACTCAGCTAAGGCTGCAGCAATGAAGACGCCTGGCAATGAAGGTTTAACAGAGTCAGAAATAATTAACTCTGCAGCCTTCAAGACGTATATGGAAAGATATTCGTCACTTGCTCAGGGTGCTAACAGCAACATCTTTGAAGGTGCAGCAGCTCAGATGCTTGGTACTCAGTATGTACCAGGCATGATACGTTCTCAGGAAGAGCAGGCTAAGATACTTGAATACATAATGCGTCAACTCGCAGGTACTAACTCAGTCGAAGAGCAGGCTGAGTTAATGTCTACTTGGGAGAACGCTGGTACACTTCTTAACAACTTAGCACAAAATCTCTACTCGTTTGATGAAGTTATTAGCAACAAAGCTATTCAGGTTAATGACGAGAAAGTAAGAAGTATACTCCAGGGTATTATAAATGACTACAACGGAAGAGATGATCTTCTTAGAGACCTTGAGAGAGACGTAGCAGATATAAGAGACAACCTTGCAAATCCTGACGGAACAGACAGTGGTACAGGTGGTACAGGTGGTACAGGTGACCAAAGTAGTTTTGGGCAGGGTGGTGGACGCAGAAATACTGATGATACAGGTAGCACAGGTTACCACGGTCAAGACCTCTACCACCTGACTGGTGTCAATAATATTACAGGTGCTTGGACTGGTAAGGAGGGCTGGGAAAATGCTGCTGACATCATGGGTAATCTATACAACGTATACACGCATGCTGATGGTTCAATAGAAGTTTTGCAGCACAAGTATAAAACTATAGAAGCATATGAAGAAGCTCTTAACAGCGATCCAAAATATATAAAATCAGACATATCACTAGGCTCAGCGTTTGATCTCGATAAGAGAGCAGTAAAAACAGGTGTACAAGGTTTATACGAGAAGGGCATGCACGATGTAGAAGCTGACAGATATGCTAACAACATTGCAGCTCTCGGAAGAGTAGACAGTCCTACACTTGATGCACTTAGCGATAAGTTTCGTAACGATGCGTTAACGACTATTGGTTCTGAGACTCCATCGCCATATGATCTGTATAACTCTCTTAAACCATTAGCAAATACGCCTTCTAATAATATGACTATAAACGTTAACTTATCTGGCATAAACATAGCAGATAATGACAGGCAGTGGAATGAAGTAGCAAGAAATATTGGAGAGCGTATCAATACAATAGAAAGACAAGAAGGAGGAATCTAACACATGGCTAACGGAATAGTAATACGTCACTACAACGGATCAGCCAACGTGCCAATGCCTGAATATCCTACAAGCTTTTCAACAGATGACAACTTTACATCTGTATCGTTTAATGACATAAGTGGCACGTTTCATGATAAGCTGATAGCATACAAGAAGAAGTTTGTATGGACATTCGATGCAATAGAAGAGACTAATCTTAACTCAATGTATTACGGTGCAAACGGTATTATAGGACAGATCAAGACATATAAAAACCGTATATTCGGTATTTCATCAACGTTTCCTGGAATGCCCAGTGGTATTTATTATCTTGGTACTCCTTCAAGTTTTAAGTTTATCGGACAGTCTGGTGGAAAGCGCTGGTACTCTGGTGAATTACACTGGATAGAGGTAGATGGCTATAAATTAAACAATGTAACATAAGGAGAAAAGCATGAGTACATTCTACGAAGACGAACAGTTCAAATTGATTATAGACTTTTCGGATGTTACAGGTTTATCTGACTATGAAGCAATGACGGGAGCTCCTGCAAAGGAACTCCCTCCATTCGATCCTGAACACCCTGACGAGCCTTGGACACATAGTGATGACAGTACTGAGAAGTACATACAGACAATACATAAGAAGAGCGCATCTGGAAATAGTGGAAGCAATCCAATTGGACACATGGCTTCCGCTACTTTATATATCTCCGTATTTGATGACGAAGATACTATCAATCCGATGAATGAGAGCAGTGCATATGCTGGGCACATGACGCCTGGCAGGAAAGTACAGCTGCTTAAATCAACAGATGGTACAAACTGGAGTTCTTACTTCAAAGGATTTATCACAAACTGGCAGGGCTCATTTAAAGACGGCTACTACGGAATAACAACAATTACAGCAACAGACTTACTTAACAATATAGGTGTAATGGACTTGTCAGCAGTATCGTACACCGGAGAGAATGCTAAGCAGGCATTAGAAGCAATTTTCACCGCGTATGGTTTAACATCTTCTGACTATGTGATTGATAACTCGCTTAATTTACAGAGCATAGCATATGCAAGTCTTAAGTCACCTGCAAGGCAGACCATTAACGACATTTGTTATAAAGCAATAGCACGTGTTGTAATGAAGCAGGACGGAAAGATATATGTTGAGCCTCTCATAATAACAGCACCAGTAACAGCAGACCACGTATTAACGGCTAATGACATCGGTCCATTGACACCTGTGAACACTAATGCTGTAAGCTTTTCTAAGGTTAAGGTCTCGTATCTCTCTGGTGATGGTTTAGCATATCAGAAGATAGCTAGTCAGACAGATATCAAATTAATTAATGGCGTTACAGAAATAGTTCTTGACTCTTTAGAAAAAATATATTCCGTAGACGATGTAGACATAACAATAAATGAAGAATCTGCACCGCAAGAGTATAATAGTATTACGTATAGAGCAAGTGATAACTCCGTTACAGTATCTGTTAATGCAACGCTTGATGGTGAAAAGTCAGCAAGGATAGACGTTTATGGACTTGTAGCAGGTGGAACGCAGACAAAGTCGGTATCTGTAGACATATCAGGTTCAGCTATTGGAGCACAGGCATCAACGTTTGAATACAACTCATCGTCTATTATGACTACTGTAACGGCTACAGCTCTTGCTAATAAGCTCGCTGATTACATTAGATCGCTTAGAAAGCAGATTGAAATACAGCAGACAACATTGTCATCCGACGTAGAAGTAGGAGATACTGTACAAATTATAGGTGTATCTACCACTTATAATGGTATGTACATCGTATCAGCAGTATCACTTGAAAATACAGAAGATTATAATGTAAGCATAACGCTATTAAAATTAGACTGACAGGAGGTAGAACATGTCAATACTTTTACCAGTTACAAAACAGTTTAATGATAATAAATTACCACCAGTTAAATCTTGGACAGGCATCAATACATCTGTAGTAGACAACAGCTTAGTAATAGGCAACAACGGTAATGCTAATGTCAGTTTATCATTAAGTGGACTAAACAGCTCATCATTTAGATTACTTCGCATTGTATTCGATGCGACATTACCAGAGATGTCTAACTTATCAAATAGCTCAGCACTCGAGTTTATTATTAAGTACAGATACTTAAGAAATGTTGAAGCAGGCAGCAATGAAGTTGTAAGCGTATATAACTACTTATATCAGTCACTTGTATTAACACCACTTAACTGTACAACAGAGGGCGGACACTTAGTATGTGAGAAGATCGTAGCTTGCCCTGAGCTTGACAGCGTTTCAATAGAATGTTCTATCTATAATAGAACAGGAGCAAGCGCTACAATAATTTCTTGTACTCTTAAACAATCATATGATACTCAACCTTCTCAGCTTACAGAACAGATAGACTGGTCTATGGGCATAGAAAGGTTTGACATATACGATGACGGTTTATTAGTCACGTTCAGAAATGATAGTGAACCACTTGAACTGCAGTGGCAAGAGAATGAACAACATGAGTGGAATGGCATCTTAGTTAATGGCACATTAAACATTCCTGTACAACGTCATAGTGACAACCTATAAGCAGGAGGACAAGGATGAAGAACAGTACAATAAATGATAAGGACTGGTTCTTTATTGGTGCTATGCTCGGTGCTAAGAAAGAACTCTTTACCGGACATGTACAAAAAGCGTTATATAAAAAAGATACATCAGACAGTCAGCAGACCACTACATCAGTACCTGTTACTACAGCTGGTGTAGCAGTACAGCAAATAACAGCCGGTAAAATAAAACAAGATGCGCCTACTGTTACAGGTGCCAACACTTTAGGAAGTACAACAGCATCAACTGCACTTGATTGGACAGAAGAATCAATAGCTTATTCTATTGGTAATCGTTTAGCTTCATATAAAGTAGATAATAGTTCGTTCGTTTCACGTCTTCTTCACACTATAATAGAAAGCGATACAGACTATGCTACAGGTAATACTGGCTATAATGCTGATTGCACTTCAGCATTAGACTTATGGGGTCTTATTGATTACGTAGTATCAAGAAAAGCAGTCATAGCTGCTAATTGTTGTCCGCAAGATATTCTCGTACCAGGTGACTTAATATTCTTATCTAAAAATAAGACAAACGCCTGTCTGTTTCATGCAACAGACGTCGAAGTTTATCTAGGTGATAACTTAGTAGCAGCAGCATCAAGAACATATAATGGACTCGTAGTGCACCAGTTAGATGTCGCTAAAGCTATTTTAGTTGCACGCCCATATCTTGTAACAAACGAAGAAGACGGAATTACTATTACCGATGACATGATAGGCACAGAGAAGTATAAGGTAGACAGCACAGAATATACTATTCCCGTCTTTGTAGATAACTTCTATGCTTATTGTACTAATCAGTAATACGTATTAAGAAATTTATGAGTTACCTATAAAAAACTACGCTTTTCTATATGAATATGCAGCCAAGGGGAATAGAAATGAAAAACGTACATAATAGCATTACATAGACATAACAAACATAGAAAAAGACACGTAGCAGGGAGACAGAGGAGAGCGAACAAAGTGAGCGACAACAATGAGAACAACTTAATACAATTTCCTAGCAGCAGCCCAGTGCAACGTAGGCCACATGTCATGCCTCTTACAGACAGCCAGGCATACAACCTTTGCTGTGGCTTATTACTCTCTAGATTTACTAAACCTACAGCACGGGAAGAGGAGAGGAACGAGGAAGTAACAGAGCTGTTCACTCGTTCTTTCACAGACACGTATCAGATATATTTAGTGACGAACAGAGATGGAAGGCCACGCCATCCTGGTTCTGTGTCAGTTTATTTGCTTGGTGGTGAAGCAGCCCCTCAGCTAGCCATACCTTCATTAAATATAGAACTCGTACTAAGAAATACTGATGCTCAGCCTTTCTTTTCTTCTAGCTCTCTTCCTGGCCCTCTTGCTTCGTTATCTTTGCAGAGTACTCGCGACTTCGTGTTAAATCACTGTCCAATAACTTCTATCAACGTTGAGACAATTTTGTCAAGTTTATCAGTAGTTCAGCAGTACAGACCAGCGCATGCGGACACGTCAGAAGATGGCTCTATAACAATATATCACGAGCAGAATCTTCGTTTAGCTATAGATCAGCCTATTGCTCTCGTGCCAGGAATGCAAGAACACTTATGTGATCTTGAACTAACTTGGAAAGAAAAAGAACAGCTATACATGGCAGACACAGAGGAAGTAGAAGAGTTTAACTACTTGTGTGGAGAGATACAGATAGAGGCAGGAAAGAATACATACTATCCTTCAGGTTTAACTCGTAATAAAATAGACTATACACCAACAGCTTTATTGTTTGGCGATCCTAACAGTAGAGACGTACAAAAGGAAATAGCAGCTATCTTAGATAGAGGAACAGAACTGCCAGCTGGTGCATCTACAGAGATAAGTGGAACAGAGCAGGCAGAGAGGAAAGGTGGGTACGTAGAGTTTACAGTACTCGTTCCAAATACGCCTGGAGCGACAGCAGACTGGACAGTAGACGGCAACAATGGCCTAGGTGCGACGTGGGCAATAGCACCTTCTACTGATTCTGCAGGTGCGTTTACTGTAGTAAGACATAGAACATATGTAGTAAGTTCGGGCAACTGGAACACAGATGTAGCAGTTTATGACCCTTTTGGTGAACGTGCTACAGTAACAGTAAGCAGCAAACCAGTATCAGAACCTACAGCGCCACGTCCCGCAACAGGGCAAACCAAGTACTACGTTAGCAAGTTAGCTCTCGTTGACTATGCAACAATCGAAGTTATCGCTCAACAGACACCTGAGCACTCAGATCATCTCGTACTCGTCGACGACGCTACAATCGAAGTCATTGCTCATCCTGTGCCACCCGAGGTCAATGATGGTTTAGCACTCATAGACGAAGCAGACATC